CCCACTTTTGGTGGTTACGGCTCGTTTGTTAGCGAAGCAAGAAGCAGAACCCAAATGATCAAACAGCCAGCGCAACCGAGAAGGGTTGTTTATGGCGAGGTTAGGGTGTCTGGTGTTCTGGTTTTTGCTGAAACAACTAACAATGATGAGTTTATCCATCTTGTGATTGCTGTGGCAGGGCATGAGATCGACAGTTTTCAGACGTTTAGAATTGATGAAGATACTGTCACGCTAACAAATACAGAGGTGACTGCTCCAAGCAGATTTCTTGATGGCTCAACTAAATTAGTGAACATTTACACCAAAACTGGCGCGGACAATCAAACTGCACAAACACAACTGGTAGCAGATGTAACAAATTGGACAAGCAATCACCGAATGAGAGGCATAGCTTACATTTACGCCAAACTGAAATTTAGCAGTGATGCGTTTCCAAATGGCCTTCCAAACATATCTTCCAAGATCAGAGGCAAAAAGGTTTTTGATCCGAGAACTAGTAATTCTGCGTTTTCAAGCAATCCCGCGCTTTGCATAAGGGACTACTTAACGGACACAAGATACGGACTTGGTTGTTCAGCAAGCGAGATTGATGATACATCTTTTATTGCGGCAGCAAACACTTGTGAGGAACAGGTGACGCTAGCCGCTGGCGGCAATCAAAACAGGTATGAGCTTCATGGTAGCTTTGACAGTAGTTTTGCGCCAAAAGAAATAATAGAAAAGATGCTCAAGTCATGTGGGGGAATTCTTACATACACAAATGGCAAATTTAGATTGCGGGTTGCTGAATTTAGAACCCCATCTGTCACCCTGACAGAAGACGACATTCGGGACACTATTAAGTTGTCACCAAAGATGAGTCAATCTGAAAATTTCAATGCTATCAAGGGAGTCTTTTCTCCATCCACAAATGACTACATTCCAACGGACTATCCACCCATCACAAGCACAACATTTGAGAATGAGGATAATGGCGAAAGAAGATTCTTAGATTATGATTTGCCATACACCACCGATTTTGCAATGGCTCAACGGCTGGCTAAGATTGCCTTATTCAGAAGCAGGGAACAAATGTCCTTAGAATTGGCAACTAATCTAAAAGGGTTTCAGTTGGACGTGGGTGATACAGTGAATGTCACCCTTCCAAGATTTGGTTTTACGAATAAGGTTTTTGAAGTTGCAGAATGGAACTTGAACATTGATGCAACTCAGGGCTTGGGCGTGAATCTTTTATTGAAAGAAACATCTGCAAGCGTTTATTCTTGGAATGCTGATGAGGCAACATTTACAGAGAACAACACCACTCTTCCAGATCCTTTCGGAGTCTCTGCGCCTACCGTGACTGCTACTGACACGGTGCAAACATTTCAGCAAAAAGCAATCACGGTTTTAGAGGTCACGGTTTCTTCAACTGATACATATGCTAATCAGTTTGAGGTCAGTGTGAAGAAATCAACGGATAGTGTTTTTGAATCTTTGGGGGTTTCCTCACAGTCCTTGTTCACTCTGGTTGATGTAGAGGATGGGGCAACGTATGACATAAGGGCGAGGGCAATAAGTTCTTTTGGCATTAAATCATCCTTCACCTCAATAACGAGAACGATAGCTGGCAAAGCTGGCTCACCGCCAAGCAACGTATCAGATTTTTCTTTGAATTACATGGGAACACAGGCAAAGCTATCTTGGACGGCAGTAACAGATCCAGACCTTTCTCATTACAGGGTTCGTCATCAGGCCGTTACATCAGGCGGCACGTTTAACACAGCGGTTGACCTAGCGGGTAAGGTTGCAAGGCCAGCGACTAGCGTGATGGTTCCAGCTTTATCAGGAACATATTTTTGCGTTGCGGTAGATAAATATGGAAACACAAGCACACTTGCGGCAAGCACGATAGGTATAATTGATGAAGCACCTGTAGCCTCAGATACCGCTGTTATAAGCACAACCACAGAGGCAACTTCATTTACAGGCTCTAAAACAAACGTGTTATTGGATGTTGATACAAATGACAGGCTTATACTTGATACAAGCATTAACTTTGATAGTGCGGCGGGTAATTTTGATGATACAGTGGGCTTGTTTGATGGCGGGGGTGGCTTTGTGGCTTCTTCTGGTGAGTATGAGTTCGCAAACCATGTAGACTTAACGAACAGGCAGAGGGTCAGGATTACGCCTACAATAACATCCACTACACGACAGTATGTAACAAGTAGTATTCTTGGCCTCACCAATGTTGAGATGTTTGTCAATGTGACCGACGATGATCCAGCAGGAAGCCCAACTTATAAAGGCTTCCAGCGGTTGGACTCAGGGGATTTCGTAGGCAGAGGGTTCAAGTTCAAAATAAAAATGACCACTAGCAACGCACAACACACACCAGAAGTAACAGGTTTGTCTGTTCAATTTTTAGCTGATAAGAGGCAGGAATCATCTGGCGATATAGCAAGCGGCACTGCTTCAGGCGGCAAAATTGTTACCTTTGGCAATGCTTTTCATGCTATAAGTGGGATCAGTATATCAGCGCAAAATTTAGCAACTGGTGATTTTTACCAAATAACAAATAAAACTGTTTCAGGATTTACGATTGTTTTTAAGGACAATTCCAACACCGTTGTAAACAGAACTTTTGATTTTGTTGCAGATGGGTTCGGTTACAGACCATAGGAGAAAAGAATGGCTCAACATGATTATGTGATTGCCAACCAGACCTTTCCAAATACGAGGTCAGATATAAACAGTGCCTTGGCGGCAGTTGTTTCTCAAAATGCTGGATCTTCACAGCCATCAACAATGTATGCTTATCAATTGTGGTATGATACCTCAAACAATCTCTTGAGAATCAGAAATGCGGATAATGATGCTTGGATAACACTGTTTACCTTCAATCAATCCACGGATTCAGTTCAAGTAAGCGGTGAAGAGGTTGTAGACGATACGTCACCCCAGTTAGGCGGTGACTTGGATGTACAAACCTTCAGTATCGTTTCAACATCAAATCAAAATGTAACGATAGCCCCTAATGGCACAGGTGATGTTGCCTTAGATGCTGACACGGTTCGGGTAGGCGATTCAAACGCCAACGCAACCATAACGACAAACGGCACAGGTGATATAACAATCAATACCAACAATGGCACAAACTCAGGGTCAATCGTAATTCTTGATGGCACAAATGGAAATATTACAATCACGCCAAACGGCACAGGTTCAGTGATCATTGATGGGTTGAGTTACCCACAGACAGACGGTTCAGCGGGTCACGTTCTGAAAACAGATGGGGCAGGAAATCTTGCCTTTGCAGACCCAACAACTGTTGAGGGCGACCCCAATGCGATAGCCCTTGCAATAGCGTTAGGATAGACAAATGGCAGATACCTTCAAAGTCAAAACAAATGCGGCAATGCCAGCAAGCGCAGGGACACCGTTGACGCTTTACACAGTTCCATCAGCTACTCAGACGATAGTTATCGGGTTGATGCTTTGTAATGTTCACACTTCACAAGTGACAGTGGATGTAACGATAGAAAGTGACACATCAGATACGGAAACAAATGAGAACGTAAATTTGATGAAAGACGTTCCTATACCCGCAGGCTCAACACTTGAGGTTATGTCAGGGAATAAAATTGTTTTGCAAGCCACAGATGTTCTCAAAGTGGACTGTTCTGTAGCGGCAAAAATTGACGCAACTCTAAGCATATTGGAGAGAACGTAATGCCTTATATTGGCCCAGACCCCGCACCAGTTTTTGATCCAGATATTTCTGTCAACTCAATCACAACCAGTGGCAATGCGGTTATAGGCGGTACTCTTGGTGTCACTGGTGCAACAACCCTATCAAGCACAGCGACAGTTAGTGGAGCATCAGAGTTCAACGGCACAGTGGACGTAGACGCAGATTTTGCCGTCAGAAATGGCACTACAGATAAATTTACTATTGCAAGCTTAACAGGAAACGCATCAACAAGCGGCACACTTGGGGTAACAGGTGAGATTACAGCAACAGGCGGCGGGACTGTAAAGGCTACATATCAAGAGCGATTCGCCACAGTTACTTCATCCAGTGGTGCGGCAACCCTTGATTTATCGACAGCAAACTATTTCGCTCACACCTTATCAGAGGCCACTACTTACACATTTAGTAATCCCCCATCAAGCGGCACAGCGTTTACGTTTACCCTTGAATTGAAGCAAGACTCAGGTGGCAGTGCATATGCAACAACTTGGCCTAATACTGTTGATTTTGCTGGTGGCACGGAGCCAACAGATTCAAGTGGCGCGAATGAAGTTGATATATATGTGTTTACCACTAGGGATGGCGGTACGACTTATTTTGGCTTCCAATCTGGTGCGGATATGAGTTAATGGCGACCACTAAAAAAATTGTTATGGCTGCGGCTGGGGTTGCTTCAGGAACGACCACAACGCCTACACTGACACAATCTTTTGACGGGGGAGTTTTAGCGGGTGGGGTAAGTCAGAGTTCTTATACAACGTGGGCATTCACATTTACTGCGCCAGCGTTACCCGCTGGATCTGTAGCTGGAGAAAGGCAGTTTTTTGTCATGACAGGCACAAGAGACTCGAATGGGGCAGTCAGAAACAACAGGTTTACTAATACTCTGGTGTCTTTGCGATTAGTAAACTCAAGCAACAGCATAGATACAACCCTTACAAGAGCAAATATGTCGGTTGAGGTAGATGGGCATTCAGATTTCAACAGTGCAATAATCGGTCATATACCCGCAGATGCAGTAAATTCTACAACTATCACAGTGACAAGAAGTTATTCACAGGCTGGCGGCTCAGATTTCATGGGGGTTTTAGTTGTTGATGGGGTTACTTCTTTTGTTTCATCAACTGTAAGCTCCAATAACAGTCAAAACACAAATTCCTCAGTCAGTGTTAACACTGGAACCACTGGCACACTAGGAACCGCACAATTAAGGATGGTGGTGGGGGCATCTAGCAATTCAAGCACGTCAAACCCTGTCTATAATAAAAATGCAAATGAGCCAACATACACAACACTAGGTCAGGGTGAGAATGGTACATCCGAAAGATTTGGAACATTTTTTGCGTTTACCAACACTAACCCAATTACACAGGCAATATCTGGCACTGTCTCCACCAGTATCGCTTCAAACAATGGTCTAGGCCATGCCGCCGCATTGATTAATTTAAGTTAGGGGTTTGAAATGCCATATTTAGGAAAATCAGGAAGCCAAGCGTTCAGGAACAGATTTTACTACACCGCTTCAGGCAGTGAGACATCAGTATCTGGTGCAGATGATAATGGCAATACATTGACATATGCAGATGGTGAATATGTTGATGTCAGTAAAAATGGCATATCACTCGTTGCTGGGTCAGATTATAATACAGACACAGCAAATACTATAGGCGGGTTATCGGCTCTAGCGGCAAGTGATATTATTGAGGTTGTGGTGTATGGGCGTTTCAATGTCTTTAGCAATGTTGTATCTGGCACATTCTCAAATGTAACTTTATCAGGCACAACCACTACAAGTGGAACGGTTGTTGGTCAGACTTTGGTGCAAACAGGTGTTTCTGGCGCACAGACTTTAGATTTTGCAACTTATCAAAATTTTGTTTTAACGATAAGTAATACGGTCAGCCTTGCAAACCCAACGACAGAGACAGTTGGGCAATCAGGTTTTATAACTATAATACAACCATCAACAGGAACACCAAAAACAAGTTTCCAAACTGGAACGGATTTTGAAACACCTGATAATGGTGCGGAAATAATACTTACTGACCAACTAGGTGCAACAGATGTAATATCCTATATCGTCATAGCTTCCAATAGAATTTTGTTGACCACGCCCCTGAGGAACTTTGTCTAATGTCTATTGTCAACGCAGGGTTTTTCCACGCCAAGCAAGAGCTTCCATTCACAAGAAAGTTCGGGCAAAACAAAGATTTCCAAAAGGGTTTGCGGTTTGATGGCACATCATCATTTATAACTTTTACGCCTACAAATGTTCAAAGCTATGCATCAGCCCCAACAAGTTACACAGCTTCTTTTTATCTTAGAAGGGGTGGTGGTGGAATGTCACCCGCTGGCGGTGCTAAACAAACTATTTTGTGGGCGGGTGATGACAGTGATAATTATGAAGAGTTGTATTTTGATCATCGCAACAATCTTGTTTATAAGTACGTTGTGGGCGGGGTAACTGGGGGAGCAATTTATACTCAAGGGGAACAATACAAAGTTTCAAGCGTACAGCGTCATGTAGCCATCTCCTTAGAGAGATCAGGGAGTACACTTTTATTACGAATAGATGGCACTGGGTTTACAACAGGGGTCAATATGGGTACGGCAACAGGCTACATATGCAAACAGAATGCTACTCATTTTATAGGAAAAAGCGGCGCAGACACTGATTGTTTTTTTAATGGGATAATTAGTCGAGTTCATATACATGAGTTTACTGAAGTTGATGAGGAAGAAACCATAAACGGCCCACAACACGCCGCTGGTTTTAATGTTATGGGTCTTGCCCCTATTCTTGATTACAGAAGCCAAAATTTAGGCAATGCCAACCCTTATATTGCAGAAACGCATTTTCACAAGATTCTCCATTACCCATCTAGAGGCCTTACATTCAATTCAGTCCATGATAATGATATTTTGTTGAGGTTTTTGGATTCTTCAAATTTGAATAAAGATTCATCCCGCGAAGAGTCATTAGCAGTGGATAATGATGCGGATACCATAAATGATAATTCATCTATGGTTTCTCTTTCAAATATAATAGCTGGAAGAGATGATACACTTGACACGCCGTTTAACTCATTTTGTATTTTAGATTGGAACACTGGGCCTGACGGACTTGGTGGGTTCTTAAATATAGTACAAAATGAAACAACCATAAGAGAGGGTGGGGTTCAGTTTAGAAACTTTCATTCCTCAACCCCTCAATTTAACGGAGTAGATGTTACTGATAATTTTTCCATTTGCGGATGTTATGGTCTGACTAAAGGAAAGTGGTATTGGGAGTGGAGAACCTCTGGCACTAACAGTAAGACTTACTATGGTTTTGCAAGCAACAATACCGTTTCTGGATGTGTGATACCTGATGAAGATTTAGGCGGCTCTACCAATGACGGCTATGTTTGGGATGAGGCAGGAAATTTTTACAATGGCGGCACTGTAACAAACAATGCTGTAGATCCGCTGGGGGCTGGTAATATATTTTCAATCCATCTTGATTTAGATAATAATACCGCAAGATTTAGAAGAAATAATGGTTCAGAATTTACGATACCAACAGCCGCACAGACAAGCATGGCTAATGCAGATGTATTTTGGCCTGTAGTTGGAGGTTCAATCACGGCGGCTGGGACTTCACAGGGTAATCTAAATTTTGGGGCTGATAGTTCTTTTGCAGGAGCGTTGACAAACAGAAACAATGAAACAGATTCAAACGGATTTGGTGATTTTCGTTATCGCCCAGATGATGGTTATCTAGCAATCTGTCTGCCCAATCTACCCGAACCTGCTTTTCCTCAATCAAATGCAGAACATAATCAACAGCATTTTAATTCTGATGTTATAATTTCCGCATCTTCTAATGCTTCAGTTCCTAGTAGCGCAGGCCTAACGGTAGGCGTTCTGGCAGATTTAGTTATTTACAAAAATTTTTTAGCAAGCACAGGAACGACTCATTGGTTGTTGTATGATACTTTGCGGCCTGAGAGCAAAGATATGATAAACAGGCTGGAATTATCCAACACATCAGCGGAAGGGCAACAAGGTTCATCTTCAATATCAACAGAAAATCTTTTAGCTGGTTCTGGTGTGCGACAAGTTTTGAGAGGTGCTTTTGATAGTGCCATTCGAGGTCAGATTGGGGGAACAGAGACTAGAACACTATTCGCTGGTTGGTCTATGGTAGATCATACTATCCCTGATGCAACTGGATCATTCCAAAATTTTGGCACTGGTGGGGTTTTGAACGGTCAAAGTAATGCAACTTTTACAGGTAATAATACAGTTCCCACACCTTCAGTTCCAACCGCACAGACTAGCGGCATGAACGCAGAACAATATCTAAATAGCAAAGCTCAACAGACGATGATCAAATATACAGGGGTTGCTGGTCAGGCAGAGGTGGATCATGGACTTGATGGTGCGCCAGAGTTTTTCATGGTCAAAAAATATAGTGCATCTGGCACAAACTGGAAATTCTGGCATAAAAGTCTAGGCGCACAAGGCATAGGGGAAATGAACACCTCATCTGGCACATTGACTAATGATACAACTCATTGGTCATCTTCTGGACAGAATTTTTTAGATTCTGGTGGTGGGGCATTGCGAAGGATAAGATTTGTTGGAAACAACACATCAGTTAATGCTACAGGTGAATCTCATATTCTTTATGCGTGGCGGGGGGTGGAAGGCTATTCAAGATTTGGTCAATACACTTGTGATGATGTAACTGGTGGCAACCATCATCCATTTGTTTGGTGCGGGTTTAGGCCAAAATTGTTATGGATAAAGAGGGCAGATGGCTTTGCGTGTCGTTGGCAAGTTATAGAAGCGACAAGCAAAGGTGGTGAATTAACAGAGATGAGGTTGGAAATTAACAACGCTGTCGCAACAGAAGATAGCGAAAATATTAACAACCAAGATGACCAACATGGACATTTTATCTATATGTACAATGAGGGCTTTCGGGTTAAGGCTGGAAATAGCTTTGTAAGGGCAGATGGCGTAAAATATATATTCTGCGCTTGGGCAAATGAAGATAGAAAATATGGCAATTTTTACCAAAGTACGATTTAGATTTGTAGGAGGATAATATGGCTGAAGAAGAAGAGGCTGTCACTTATGACGAGCGTTTTTATTATCCAGATGGCACGAAAAAAGATTTGGATGGGCTGAAAGAGTTATGGAAGCGAAGAGTAAACAATCAGGCTCGTTCTTTGCTTACAGATACAGATTGGTATGTGGTGAGAAAATCTGAAGCAGACAAAGCAATTCCAGACAATATTTCAACATATAGGGCGGCTGTAAGAACAAAGGCAAATAACCTACAAACCGCTATTGATGACTGTGATACGTTTGATAAGTTTGTTGCGTTGTTTGAGCCAGAAGTGGATGACAGCGGAGATTGGGCTGGCAACCCAAATATAGCAGATTGGCCTACCTTGTAAAAACTGATATCATGGCTCAAGGGGTTTGTTATGACTAGATGCGATGATTTAGCAAAAATTATTAACGGTTCTTTTGATTTACCCGCTGGTGCGCTGGACAATGCGGCTGGGGGATTGACTAATTTTTCTGAGACAGCGGCTGGTCATTTGTTGCCTAATTCCTCATCGAAAGGCATATTTCTTGGGACAAGTTCTGTTGCGACAGAGCATCTTTTAGATAACTATGAAGAGGGTGATTGGACGCCAGCATATTCAGCTACGAGTCTTGTGGTTAGCTCATACTCTCTGCAAGTTGGTCGTTTTATAAGAATAGGTCACTGTGTCTGGATTTATGGTGAGATTGCCACTGGCGGCATCACAACGCAAGGTGCATCAACAAGCCTTAAAATTTCTGGTTTGCCATTCTTTGTTAAAAATGAAAGTTTTACGAGGAGTGCAATACAGATTAGCACCTGTTCAAGTTTTGGCGCAGATAACTTTCCAAAATTTGGGACGTTTGAAAAAAATACCACAACTATAACATTGCATAATTTTGCAAGTTCTGATCCGCGTGATGGGGTTGTGCTTGGCGTTCTTGCAAATAATATGGCTACAACAAGTAGTGATAATAGATTGGAATTTTCTGGGCATTATAGAGTCTCATAGAAAAGGTGTGAATATATGGCATTAACTAAGATAGAAAAAGTTGATAAGATTGAATCAGCGGGTGATATAGGCCACATTCAAATTAGAGAGGCCACCATCATAATGGATGGGGAGACAGAGGTTGGTCGTTCTTCTCATAGAAGGGTTCTTGAGCCTTGCACTAAAGAAACTGGTTCTTGGAAAGATACAGATATTTCAGGTGAGGCGGCAAATGTTCAGGCGGTGTGTAATGCCATCTGGACTGATGAAATCAAAACCGCTTACAAAGCGGAGATGGACGCTTCAGAGGAGTAGGCAATGGCTGGTCTTACAGTTACTTCAGCGGCAAGCATTGACCCAGTAACAGTTGCAGAGTTACGCAGTTATGCAAGAATAGATGATGGGGTTGATACAGCCCTCTTAACTGCTTTGATTTCTGCGGCAACAAACTGGTGTGAGGAATATACAAACAGAGCCTTCATAACCCGCACACTTAGGTTGAGCCTTGACGGGATATCAGAGTTTGATGTCCCGTTGAAAGAGGGAATATATACCGCACCTTACACCGTTTATTTGCAGAATTATATTGAATTGCCAAAGCCGCCTTTGGGTTCTGTTTCATCTATTGTTTACTTTGATGATAGTGATAATCAGACTACATGGGCAACAAGTAATTATTACGTGGATTCTGAAAGCACCCCGCCACGGGTTGTTCTAAGAGATGGCGGTGCATGGCCTACAGATTTGCGTAATGCAAACGGAATACAGGTTACATACACGGCTGGTTATGGGTCAAACACAACAGATGTTCCAGAGTCAATTCGCATAGCCATCCAGCAATATGCAACGCATCTTTATGAACATCGAGGAGAGGATGAGGGCAGGGCTTTGAATGCCCCTGTTTTAGTGCAAAATCTTCTCCAGCCATTCAAGGTAATGCGGTACGGCGTAAGTTCTTTAGGCACTAGGTATGCGAGTTGATCATGTCAGTGGGGCGTATGCAACACAGTCTTGTAATTCAAGCGCATTCAAGGACGGCTGATAATGGTGGCGGTGTGGCAACTGCATTTACCAACGTGGCGACCGTGTTTGGCAGTATAAAGGCCACAGGCGGCTCTGAGAGGCTGTTTGGAGATCAGCTAGAGGGTAGAACTACCCACGAGATTACAATACGCTTCAGGCGGGATGTAACGCATAAGAACCGTATTAGATACGCTTTTGCGGTTGATAGCACGAATTATGAGCGTCTGTTCAATATTAATCGGGTTGAAAATGTAGGAGAAAAAGACCGTTATTTGAAACTCTATTGCACCGAGGGGGTGGCTACATAATGGCAAGGGTGAGAACAAGAGTTATAAATAAACCCAAACATGATAAGGTTTTTAAGGGATATGCTGATAACGCACGATCACTATTGGGTGAGGCAGGACTTTTAGTTTCCAATACAGCAAAAGAATCCATACAGAGAGGCGTAAAATCAGGTATTGTTTACGAGAAATATAATCCCCGTCGGACTCATAAGGCATCAGCCGCTGGGCAAGTCCCCGCCTCTGATACAGGTTTTTTAGTAAATAACATCTTTGTTGATGTTGATGTTGATGGTTTGGGTGTTTCTGTAGAAAGCAGGGCTGAATATTCTAGTTTTCTTGAATTTGGGACGTCACAGATGGCGGCAAGGCCATTTATGCAACCCGCTCTTGAGCAAAATAAGCCGAAGATCAATCGACTTGCAAAACGGATGGTAAAGGCAAAATGAGCATTCACAGTTTTGAGTTACAGAAAAGTGTTTTCTCAGCTTTAAATGGGGCAAGCATTACGGATTATGATGGGGCGGCAATTACTGGTGTATTTGATGACGTGCCAGAAAACACCACCTATCCCTATATTAGAATAGGAGAGGAAACAGCGACAGATGTCTCGGTAAAAGATAAGGATTTGTTCGAACATACCCTTACAATACATATCTGGTCGCAATACAGAGGAAACCGTGATATAAAAGGAATTATGAAACAGGTGCATGATACTTTACATGATAGTTCATTATCTGTGACAGGTGCTGCAATGGTGAACATGAGACAGGAGTTTCAAACGACGCTGTTGGAGAATGATGGAATAACACGGCATGGAGTCATGCGATTTCGAGCCGTTGTGTCAGATAGCTAAAAAGGAGATTTAGGCATGGCGGCACAAAAAGGTTCAGCCTTACTAATGAAAATCGGCGATGGTGCATCGCCAGAAGTGTTCACCACGATTGGCGGTATGCGTTCCACCTCATTGACGATGAATGATGAAATGGTGGATATCACAACCAAAGATTCCAGTGGTGCAAGAACCATACTTGCACAGGGCGGGGTAAACTCAATCACAGTATCTGGCTCTGGGGTGTTTACTGATTTGCCGTCAGAAACAACACTGAAGCAAAAGTTTAATGTATCTGCATTAACAAACTATCAGTTCCTCGTTCCTGATTTTGGTACGTTCACAGGTTCGTTTATGCTGACTACTCTGGAATATGGCGGTGAGTTCAATGGCGAAGTTACATATAGCTTCACTTTTGAATCATCAGGTACAATTACATTCGCAACGGTGTAATAAATGGCTTATGAGTCCGTGAATATTCAAGTTGGTGATGCCATATTTTCGTCACAAAAAGAAAGTGACGGGGGTAGTGTGAACTGGAAGATTCCAGCGGGATGTGGGCTGTCTGTCGGTGATACGTTTTTATCTGATGGTGCAACTTTCTCTGTGGCATCATTAGAAGATGGATCAGAGGCAGATCTGTTGTTCATTATTACTGAGGAGTAAATCATGGCTTGGGAAACTGTTGAGGTTACGGTCAATGGATCATCCCTTTCAGCTTCTATGAAAGCAGGGGATGGAGTTATTGAATGGGCAATTCCGTTTTCTTCTGGATTAGAAGAGGGCGGGGGTTTTGAGTGTGGTGGCAAGTCATACACTGCCATCACTTGTGAGGATGTCGCCCAGCGTGGCGAAGTGTTATTAATCACGACACAAGGAGTCAAGAATGACAAATCCAAAGCGAGGAGAGCTAAAGATAGTGCTGGGCGAGAAGACCCTGACGGGCAGAGTGACGCTTGATGTCATAATGCGTATCGAAAGGCAGTTAGGCCGAGGAATAATCAAGGTCGCAACAAGTCTCAGTGAAGCAGATATTAGCGTCACAGAAATCTTGGCGATCATTACTCCCGTTGTTAGGGCGGGGGGAAATGATGTCAAAGAGAAAGATGTGCAGGGTTACATTTGGGATGCTGGCATAGCGGATGGCATCAGGGTGTGTTCGGAAATTTTAGCGGAAGCACTTGGCGTAAGTGATGATTCAGAGGGAAACGAAGAAAAGGCGGCTCAGTTGTTGTAGAAGAATTGCCGTGGGATGATTGGATGTCCACGGCTTTGGGAAAGATGGGAATGAGTCCAGATGTTTTTTGGAATTTGTCTTTTCCTGAATTTTATGCGGCTGTTGAAGGTTTTGCAGAGTTTCATTCAGGTGGACAACCGCCACCACTAAGAAAAGATGAACTTGAAGAACTGATGGAGTTATACCCCGACTAATGGCTGCGACAACAGTTGACACACTTCTGGTCAGAATAGAGGCTGATCTTTCGGGTCTACGACGTGATCTGAAACGAGTTGAACAGACTACAAAAACATCTTCCCAGAGAGTGGGCAGAAGCCTTGACAATATTGACTCAGGATTTGCAAAAATCGGACGTACAGCCAAGGCTCTGGCTCCTATAATTGCTGGCGCACTTGGTGTAGGTGCAGTTAGATCTTTTGTTCGGGTAGGATCTCAGGTTGAAAATCTTAGAATTAGATTAAAATTCCTTTTCGGGGATGTTGAGGAAGGCGCAAAGGCGTTTGAGGTCATGGCG